AAGGCTTTCTCTCATTGCGTCCCCTGCCTGTGTACTATCCAATTCTTCATCATTGAGGATTGAACAGATTGAGGATTGCAGGGCATAGCAAATATCCCAGACTTCGTCGCATATCTTACGATTCTTGACTTCGCTGAATTTGTCTCCAAAACTTTCAGCTCCGCCTTTGGCGACATCTTCTGTTTCCGGTCCGTCCTCTGCCTGTTCGTCCTCCAGCTTAAAAGCCTTTGCTACGGCAGCCATGAAGCGGTTCCAGAACTTAGGATTTTCCACTATGTTTTCCTCTGGTGTTGGTGCGGCTCCGTCTTTGCTCTTATACAGGCGTATAAAAGCCTCCGGGTTCGCTCCGTCGTCCACAAAATCTACTTTTTTGATTTTGAGGTGTTTTAGCTTTGTTGCCATGTGCTTTGCTCCTTTCGTAAGATTTATAATGCAAGAAAAGCAACCTTGCGGCTGCTCTCCTGAATTATCATTCATCAAAATTATCTCTGCCGGCTGATAACAACGCCGCAAATATGAATCCGACGATTGCACCAGCTATAAAAGCTCCAATGCTAATTGCTATTGTCATTGTCAACCTCTACCCTTTCTGCTTCTCCCTCGATTGAGAACATAGGATATTCGCCGTTTTTGACTTTCTCCCATACATCTTCATCAAGGACTTTGAAGCCAATCCACCAACCGACAGGAAGTGTACCCTCTGGAATGCCGATTGCTTTCATCTTCTCCTCTGTGAACACTACGCTTTCAATCAAGACTGCCGCACCGCCTCTTTCGTGCATTTCGCCGCCCTCTCGGTATAGCTCCACAAAATTGTATGCAGCGTTTTCCAGTTCCTCCGGTTCTATGATGTCGCCCTGATAATCTTCGATTGTTTCTCCATTTACCGTAAGTGACACATTCGCCCAGCCGAAAGCCAGCATTTTATCATCATCAGACTTTGTAATAGCCACTCTGCCTTTGATAACGCCGCTTGGAGCGTTTTTGTCCGGCTCTCCTGACTTCTGTATTATGTCGGAAAATTTCTTCATTCTGACCGCCTCCTTTCCTGTGTAATCAGTGAACTTCGATATACTCTATCGCACACGCACATCTTGGGTGTGCCGGTGGCGTTAAATTACCGCCACTGTTAAGCCAGCCTTTAACCATTTCAAATGAGCTATCCAT